AACTGTTCGCGGATCGCGGCGCGGAGAGATGGTGCCTCGCCCAACCACTGGCGGCGCAGAGCCTGGGCGTTGATCTTGTTTGCGGTACGTCGGGTCATTGGTAGTGCTCCATTGAGATATTCCAGCAGAAAGCCCGCAACTAGGCGGGCTTTCGACTTGACGTACTCGCGGATTACTCGGCGATAGCTACTTCTGGTTGCGACAGGTACGCGTCGACGTCGGCTTGGTCTTCGTCGACCACTACGGCCTCGACAACCTGCGGAACGACTTCGGTAACCTGACCGACGGAGAGTACAAAGGTCATGGTGTCGAAGCCGGTACCGGTTTGAATCTTGATGAGCTTGCCTTTCGCTTCGTCTTCGACGACACCCAGCACGACGCCTTCCAGGTTCTGGGCCTTCTCACCCTTGCCCACGGTGGCCTTCACGGTGTCACCGGCTGCGACATTGGCGACGCGTTGGATGGCTTCCAGGGCGGTGACGGCTTCGGTGTACTCGGCGGTCTTGGTGGTGATGAGGGCGTGCAGTGCCAGGACCTTGGCTTCCAGCTTCTGGGTGGCGGTCAGGACAGGCTTCGGTGCAGCGGCAGCACCTTCACCACCTTCGGCAATAGCGTTCATCAGCATAGCGGAAGCGAAGAAGGAGAAACGGTTCAGGGAAGTGCGCATGGTGTAGCTCCAATCAGGTTAGGGCGTATGCCCGAAGAAAGTGTACAGCGGTGTAGCAATCGTGTTTGAACCGAGTGGCCCGTATGGGCTTACCTTAGCTCAATGGTGTTAACGCCTTAACACTAAGCGGCATTTACTTAGTTACCTCCTTGTGAGCGTCGAGAGATACGTTCGAGTCGTGCAGTTCAACAGCAGTTGGGACATACACGTCGATGTTGATCGGTTGGTACACGCAGCCAGTCAGGACAGCTGCGAATACAGCGATAGCGATTGCTTTCATGGTTAGAACCCCAAGCCTTTAGCGATTAATACAGTGATGCCGGTACCAACCAGCACCGCAGAGGATGAGCACAGGCCGAGGCCTAGCAGGCGCCACCAGTTCACGAGGCACACCGGAAGTTACGGCCCTTGATGTGGTAGCCCTCAGCGGCTGCTTTGTCTTCCACCCAGGTGGCACGCTCGCCGATGTGTGGCACGTCCTGTACAGCGTAGTCGTGCTGCTTCTTCAACAGCGTGACCTTGCGTTCGGTGCAGACATGGACGCAGGCGTTAACCTGGAGCGTGGCGAGCATGTCCTTGACGCCTTCGGTCAGGGCGTCGGCTTCGATCACGTACACATTGTCGCGGTTGCCGTGAAGCTCGTTGCCCTTCACGTAATGACGTAGGCCAGCACTGGCGAGTGCAGCGCGTTCGGCTTGCCCGTCCTTCATACCGAGGGACAGCAGGACAAACGCGGGAAGTTTAGTACTTACGATGCGGGACATGGTTAGGTTCTCATGCTTAGAAGAAGTGCGCGAGCAGCCTTGGCGCTCGCTACATTAGGTTGTTCAGTGGTGCGGAGCAACTCCACCTGCTTAACGACTCGGGCCTTTGCAGCAGCCTTCCGTGTCTTCTTGCGGGCTTTACTCGCTCGGCTCAACCGCGTCGGGCCGGCCAAGTTCACCGCCTCAGCGATACAGCTCGGCGGCGTCATTAGGAAGTACTGCAATTAGTAGCCTCGTACATGGCGTATCTTGGTGTTAATGCCAGCAGCTTTGCACTTACCCCGCGCCTCTCTTGAGCCGCTCGGGAACCATGCGCCCTTAGATGTAGCGCTCGGGTCCACGTCGCTGTGCATCAGTCTGCTTTCGCGATAGGTCTTACGCGCCTCGGGACAGTTCGATACTGTCCACTCAGCAATAAGGCGTTCGCGCTCGGCTACCTGCGGCTGCTTAATGCTACCGTCCTTGTTGCGCCCTCTAAGGAACGCCGCCAGATTCTTAGACAACTGATACCCCGCTTATGTGTGCTGGTTACATTCTAAAAGCAACTGCTAGTGCAGAGGTCTTTAGGATGTAACCGGAGGGCTACCTGTCCGCATAGTAACTGCGTTACGTTGGTAGCGACTCTCGGTCACAACCCGTAGGTTCCCACTCATCCCGTGGACGGCTACGGCCGCTCGTTCCCCTGTTTTAATGGCGCGGGGATCTCAGTGCACCTGAAACCATTTAAAGCTGGCTCTCATCCACTTTGTTACTCAGCCTTGCACGTCGGTGGCTAGTACCTTTAGAGCTGGGAAGTTCGTCCCCGTATTCCATGTTCCGTACTTTACAGCATTTGTTCAGCTTGTCAACCCTACTCGTTACATCCGCTCAGGTTAACCGCCCTAGCCTACCCGTGACATCCGTTCAGCTAGTCTGTGCCGCTCATTCTACAGCGTTTGTTCCGTGTGTCAATCCCTTTGTTTTCGACTTCCTTATCAACACTTGGCACCCGTAGGATCGCATGTCAGAAGCTACTTACTCCAGGCAACTCCGCAGCACTTGCCGTTAGGTTCGTGCTGCTTCGTTGTGGTGCCCATAGTACAGCGTTTTAACTTGCTGTCAACACCATAAACACAGTGCACATAAACAATCCTATACACAGCCCGCCTACTACACCTATAAGGATCGCCAACAGCAGGTCGTCCATCACGCCACCAACTTCAACTCAGGCGGCGCTTTCTTCACGTACTGGCTGAGCAGCTTCTGCAAGGCGGTATCCAGGGCGGCTTGTGCTACGTCGTCCAGGGCGAGGCGTACGGCGTACAGGTCGTGCAACAGTGCGCCAGTGAGGTGCCCAGGTTGCGTCACTGTGACACCTGCAAGTGCAGGCTCCGCTGGCTTCTTCTTAGGGTTCGCGTTCCGTACTTCTTTGATGGCGTTCCTGAGAGCTTCCATGTCCTTGCACGCGCCGACGTCAATGTGCATACGGAATCCGGCGCGTACTGTGCTCACGTACACCTTGATAACTGCTGGCGCTGGCACATCACCAGGAACAGGGCGGCCCATGCGCTGGGACCATCCGTTCTTAGCGTACGCCTGGGTGACGAGGAGGTCGAAGTGGTGTAGGTCTGTGGTCTTGGTAGAGCGCACGGTGTCGAGGATGCCAGAGGCAATCGACTCGGAGGCAGCGTGGGCTTTCAGAAGGGAGGCGAGGACACTAGCGAGGTCAGCAGGGCGTTTAGCGCGAGGCTTGGCTGGGGTCTTGGTAGGCATGGCTGAATCTCCGTAAGGGTGTGCGGTGTGCACACCCTAGAGATTAGTCCGGCTACTTGGTTTTGCAACTACCGTCTGTCTTCTCACGTCGGAGCTGCTCGTCGACCGCTGTACCTAAGCTACCACAGCGGATGGTGCAGTACGTGGGCCCATTCTTAGGCAGTGGTAGGGACCATCCGTGTGGGCCGTACCCGGGCTCTACACCGGGTGCCTTCCAACCCTCAGCGAGCAGCCAGTCCTCCAACCGCCGCTGGATGCGTGCAGCCCTGCTCATCACCAGCGCTCCTTGCGGTACCACGGACGCGGTTTGCGTTTCGACGAGCCGGGAGTACAGGCCCACCCTGGACCGTGCTCCACCTCATCCAGGATGAGTACGTCTGCACGTTTACCTGCGTACAGTGCACCGAACATGCGGCGCTTAGCCTCCACCCGGTCGACACCCTGCGCATCCGCCGCGCACTGGTAGATGTCGTGCCCTCGTCCGTGTGGTGCACTCAGGGCCTGCATGATCCGCCGAGAGTCCACGGTGTGGCGCGGTATCTGTTGGAGGTTCGGCGTACTGCTACGCACGGTCGCGCCGTACGCCACACCATGCCCTTTATCCGGCGCCGTCACGAGTATTACATCCAGCATGCGTACGACGGTGTACCCGTCTGCCTCCAGGATGGCTACCGCGCGCTCTGTGGCCTCAGCAAACTGACGCTGGGCTGCGATGTACTGCGGGATACTGCACGACATATCGACGCCCACTACGGCCCGCTCACGGTCCTCTAGCTTGGCATCGCAATGTGCCCGGTTCAGCTCGTCACACTCACAATGACTGCACTTGCAACCCATGATTAATACCCTGCCCAGTTACGTAGCTCTTGGTAGTCGGTGAACTCTTGTGTCGAGTCTATATCCGTGTCGTGGCGCACCTGGACGCGCCACAGGCCGTGACTCACTGAGGTAGCGCCTATGTACCAGTCATGCTGCTTAGCCCATCGTATCTCCGCTGTAGTCAGGCCAACAGCGAGTACAGGCGAGGTGCACTTAGGGCAGCTGGGTTTGCCGCCTACACCGAACAACTCCTCCGGTGTGTAGTCACCCGAGTTCAGCATAGCCGTTTCAGCTGGCGTTGGTTTACAGCACGGCCGCTCCCACTTGCACATGCTCTCCGCTACCTGCTCACCAGGAACCGCAGGCATCACGTACAACTCAATGCGTACCGCTGCTGCGCCCTGTACGGCGCCCTCAACGGCTTTAGTGTAATCAGCGAGGCCCTTGCGTACATCCAGGTACTCACGTTGTGCTAGCGAGCCGTCAGAGGCTTCCAGCTCCAGGATGTACCGTTGGGTGTTGGGTACTACAGTTGGTTCGATCATGGGAACTCTCCAGGGTTTGTGCTGGCACTGTACCAACACGGTGTAATATGTCAAGCCCACCAGTCCTGATCGAACGCATCACCTCGGCGGGCGTACATCAACAGGACGCCATGACCGAACCGCACATCCTGGACCACCGAGGCGCTACGCTTGAACGTAAAGCCCGGTTTAGCGTACCACTGGCGCTTACGCGCAGCTGCCTCCTGCCACTGCGCACGACTCTGCCTATCCATCGCCGAGAGCATCACACATCCTCCAGGTTAACGTCCAGGGCAGCTGCGAGTGCAACAGTCTCGTCGTTGTACGTTACACCAGGACAGATGTACTCCCGTTCGCCCTCTACCAACAAATCAAGCACAGCACGAGCAAACGCTGGGCTCATCTTGATACCACCAGTCGCATCACGGTACACATCCGGCACTGGTACCGCTTGAGCAACACGCACAGGAAAGCTATGCACTGTATCCTGCCTACGCTGCACAGCCTGAGGCGCACCTGCTGCGTCGAGTACCTTGTTCAACCAATCCTTAGCACGTTCCATCACTGATCCTCTCTGTCCATTTGATTCATGTACGCTGTGAGCCACTGCACCGCTCGCTTAACCCTATGCGGCGTAGGCTTGAGTACTATGTACCTCTCGTACCGCAACCCAGCACGGTACACCCACACCGACATTACCTGTGTTGCTTTACATGGGATGCACACCCATTGACGCACAGCCTTGCGAGTACACACTACCACCTCACCGTACCCAGGAGCACCATCGCAAGGCGGAACCCACCACTCCGTGTACTTCATGTCTATACCAGCTCCTATACCATTACATGTGACATCTGGAGATAGCACTATGCCTTGGTAGTCTTAATGCGTCAACACCATGTGAACTGTTCAATAAGTAACCACATCCTAGTTGTCACATATAATGGTAAGAGCGAAGCGGTAAGAGCTAACGCAGTGCTCGGACGGTTGAGCGATCACCAGTGGTGAACCCTGTAAGGAGAGGGCGGAACCGGAGCCCTGCTCTCCACGTACGGAAGGGAGTGGGATAGGAAACAGATAGGAGATTGATAGGAACACTGATAGTGAGTAGTGGCGTACACGTAATGGGCTGAGTGCAAAAAGGTATGCCACCACGCACGCGCTGTGAACCACAGACGAAACCCTGTGACGAAGTGAGGCGGTAGCCGAACGAGACAGAATGACAGATGGTTGTTGACAGCCTTGCCGCACTGAGGTACACTGGTCAACGTAGAGAACGGAATCTCCCGGCACTTCCTCCTGGCAGCTCCAGACACCTAGGGCTACGGGGAAGACAGCCGTGATCGGGGTCGGAGAGGTTGCCGCACGAGGTTAACATATTTCGGTGCCTATGGAACTCCACATCCAGCCCAACACGACTTAGGCAAACCCACCAGGATACCACGAGGGCACCCTGGGTTGTCAAGTACCGCAGGTCGATTCCTTACGAGGCAGACAGCACGATGCCAGTAACCACACCGTTCACGATGGTCGCAGTAGCGAACGTACCTGTACCAGTGACAGCACCACACGGGAACTTCACAGCAGTGGTAATCAGCTTCTGGTTCGAGGCAATCGCGGAGGTGATACCAATAGCAGCCAGGGCAGCAGCAGTTGCGGCGCCCAGTGCTTCTACGTCAGCGTCGTTCGATACACCCGAGAGGTTGAACCCTTCGCGAGAGGCTTGGGTACCTTTCGCCAGTTTATTTGCAGCAGTGTTCACGGCTACGCGTTGCGCGCCAGTGCTCGATGCGTAAGACATACAGTTCTCCTAGAACGGGCGACCGTAGCCGCCCTATGGGTATTAAGTGTTCAGTGGTGCCAGAGCAGTGACAGCCGCAGCTACCAATGCGTCTACCTGGGCAGGACGACCGGATGCGAGCTTCGTTGGTTGCTCGGAGTTCTGGTTGAACAGTCGCAGGGTGAGTTCCAGTGCATGCACAGCGCGGTACGCTGTCTCTACTTGAACCTTGGTTGCAGATACGATTCCAGCCATGGGTGTTACTCCTTTACGTCGTGGGTGGGTGTTAGCCCGTTAATTGCATTGCAGTGTTCCAGCGCCGTGTAGTACGCACTGAGCCCTTCCGCGTACCCGCCGTTAGTCGTTAGATCAACGTACGGGTGTTCACACGGGACGAACTCAGCGACACTTGAGACGCTTGCACAGCTCGTCAGCGACAGGAGCAGGAGCAGCGGTATCAGCCCACTCCTTGCTCCCGGCCAACGCCTTACGCAGCTCGCCTTGTGCCTTGTCACGTTCTCTCTCCACCGCCAGGACAGCGGTCTGTATACGGCCTGTGCGCTCCTTGGAAGCCTTTAGTTCCAAGGCTAGACCATCGGCTCGCTCTCCCTCCGTCGAGGCCCTGGACCACCCATAGGCAGCCAGAACCACCAGGAGGAGGATTACCAGCCATGTCACAAGTCGCTCACGCACAGTGTGTACTCCTTGTACCTACGGTTCTCAAGGCCCCGTACAGGCTTACCCTGCACTGTTGCCTTGAACCCCTTGGACACGCCCAGCTTGCCGCGCCAGGGTGCTGTGATAGCTTGGCAGGCCCCTTGCCAATCCTTAGCCGCTAGGCGGTCGAGGAACAGTTTGTGGGGCTTACCCGGCGCCTGGGTGTTGAACTGTACCGATACCATGGCCGCCACCACGGAGGCAGGCGCCCCAGCGGTGTACGGCTTGATTGCTTGCACGTACCTGTCTACGGTTCGCAGTAGGTCTACATCGCACTCGCGCACGCTGTAGCGCGCCTTAGGGATGCCTACCGTTTGGCCGTAACACCATGTGCTTACGCCACCGATGTCGTCATAGGGTACAAGTCGAAGCTCCTCTACCGGCCCCAGGAACAGGGACGCGGAGAGTAGGGCACCAGTCGCGCCCAGGTTAACCAGTCGGTTTCGTAGTTGCATTCTGAGCCGCCTTGCGCTGTGCGAGGATGTCAGTTACTGCCTTGTAGATTTGCAGACCTACAAGAACACCGGTCATGATCGCTACAACGGTCTGGATAGGGACACCTGCAAGCCATACGCCCAGGTACCCTACGGAAGGGCTCGCAGTAGCGGCCCGGTCGAGAATCACATCCTTCATTACATACCCCTGCGCCTCATGGCACGGTGTGAACGCTTCGTGGTTGTTTGGGAGGTCTTACGGGAACCGCTGCCGAGTGGGTCGTTCATGAAGTCCTTGACCTCTGATGCCTCTCGCTTACGCTGCTCTAGCTCCTCGTCAACGACCAGGAAGCCTACAAGCTCACGTACCAGTGCTTCCACAGCATCCAGGCGGTCGTCCTTCTCAAGTGACCCCTTGTCTGTGGTGATACTGTGCAGCTGGTGGAAGAACGAACGCGTGGCGCGCTTGTCTACCGGGTACTGCTTGAGCATCTCCAGGTCCATGTCGAAGGCAGCCTTGTGCACCACCATACGGTGACGCTGAATGACCGGCCGGAGCGTATCAATGATGCGCTTCTCCTTCTGCCCGCTCGCCCAGCGCTCATCAACACCGACACCCGTAACCCTGCGTTTGCCGGTTACCTCGTCGATACCGTTGAAATAGTTCTGAATGAGCTTCGTCACAGCACCTGCGCCCATGTTCCGCTCAACGAGCACCACACGGACCTTGAACTGTATAACTAGCGCGACCAGCTTCTCTAGGTTGTCCTCCGCGAAACCACCACGGAAGCCACCCACCGCCAGGAGGTGAACATACGGACCACACACACCGCCGATAGCAAATGCCAACTCGTCACCACCGTCCGACGCAGGGTCGACAGTCATGGTGATGGACTGCACAGGGCAGAACGCTTCGGAGATGAATGCAGGTAGATGCAGCTCAGCCTTAGCTAGTGGGAACTCCTTCGGCACATCCATACGCAGGCGCTTGTCAGCAGCCCACGAGAGACGTTCCGGCACCATGTCGGTACTGAAATCGCCGAAGATCAAATCCCGGAGTTTCAGCTGTTGACGCATAGCGTCGGACAGCGTAGTATCCAACATGAATTGGAGCTGAAAGCCCTCCGGTCCTTGGTCAAGTTCCTTCTTACAAAGGTCGTCCTCCGTGTACCGGTCAGGGTCAGTACTCCAACCACGCGATCCGTCGAGGCCACGCCCAGAGCGACACGCGTCGCCCAGGACTTCCAGGCGCTCGCGGATACTAGGTGCAAGGTGTTCGCCGTAGCGCTCCTCCTCCTCAGCGGTGGGGAAGCGGCCCGGCCAGATGCGTACCTCATAACCTCGACGGGGTAGCCCGTTGTAAATGGACTCCCGCGTCTGCGGGGTGCCCAGGTACATGATACGACCGTGCGTCACGATAGAGGAGAACTCCCGGGACAGGAGCGCAATGTGCTCTCGCCCAGTAGCCGTCAAGCCGTTCTTAGTTGTCTCAATGTCATCGGGGATGAGGATGTCGGCGCGGTAACCCTGCAATGAGCCAGTGAGGCCCAGGCAGTTCACCGACGCGGACTTCTCAACGCCACGCAGGGACCAGTGCACGTCGAACTCAAGGTCAGATGTACGGTCCCCAGCAGACTTCTCAGGACGCAAGTAATCCAGAATGGACCACTGCATAATGAGCCGCTTCATGAGAATACCGTTCTCCTTCGCCTTATCCTCTGCGCCGGAGACGAGCATAACACGTACGCTCGGGTTTTGGATCAACGACCACACACCGTATAAGCATGCTACGGTTGATTTGGCCTCGCCTCGTTGGGCTTGGACCATTTGCTCTGCGGGGCCGTACTGCATGAACATAGCCATGTCGGCCTGCATCCATGTTAGTGTGAAGCCCAAGTACTCCATAGCGTCGCGACAGAAGTCGACGAACTCGGGGTACATGTCTCGCATGAGCTGAGCTTTAGCCCAACGTTGACGATTGTCCATGTGGTTCCTTAGCTGTACAGTGCCCTGATGTCAGAGTCTGCCAGTTTGACCGATTCAAGGGCCTTGTTCTGGCGGGTCTTCCGAGCCTCTTGGAACTCGTTGCGGAGCTTCTCCAAGTCGTCGGTGTCAGCAGGGTCACAGGTTACTGAGTTGTCCTTGAGGAACTTTGCAATAGCCGCCTTATCAGCAGCGGGTACAGGGATTTCATTGTCCCTGTACCACTTCATCTCAAGCAGCATCTGCTCCGCGAGGAACTCGTGCAGTTCACCCAAGGCGGACTGTTTAGCCGCCATTTTAACTCCTTATACTGGGGTGTACGTGGTCGTGCCTGCCGAGTCGACCCACACGTCGCCGGGTGCTGGCCCCGTCGCGTAGTACGGTTTTTTCGGACCTGTGTTGTACACAACACGACCGGCGTACTTACCCACGGTATTGACGCGGTGACTGATACTGTTCATGTTCGCAGCGATGAACACCGACTCGAACGTAAAGGCAGTATCAGAAGTAATGATGCTGTAGCGCGTTGGCGAACGGATTTTAGAGCAATCACCTACAGTCACGCCGTTCATGAAGTTCACTTTCAAACCGGGCATGTTAGGGGCGGTGATCGCTCCCGGCTCTACTGTGAGGGTGTCCGCAGGTGTAACGGCGCCACTGGCAAGTAAGGATACAGCCGCCTGTGCAGCACTTGAGTTATCAATCGACTCGACCGCCAAGAAGCATTTACCGGCAAGGTACTTGAGAACCACACTCTCGTTAGCCTGCCCAGAAGCCTTGAAGCCCCGTATATCGAAGTTCGTGTCCGGTAGGCCACTTACAGCGGCGTTCGCCATACCCACACCGAAGCCGACGACCTCAACATTACGCCCCTTGATATCGTCACCACGTAAGGTCAGGCCCGTCCGTGGGTCAGTGAAGCCAGCCCGAACTACAATGTTGTTCAAGCGGGTCTTCTTACCGTAGATTGTAACCGGCCCCGTGATTGTGCCGCCCGTAAGTTCCAAGCCGGACACGTTAGCGTTCCCACTGTACACAGCTAAAGCGGTACCAGATGCGATTAGCTTGTTATCAGCTAAGGTGCAATCAGTCGGGGCGGTAATTGTGTTGTCTGAGTGCTCAACACGTACGGCGTACCCAGTATCTGCGCGCATAGTGTTACCACGGACATGTGCGTTAGACGTACCACTCTCAAGGGTTAAACAGCTAAGTGCGTTTGGGACACCCTCCGAGATAAGGTGGTTATCTGTAACCCAACCGGTGTTAATTGCCTCAAGCTTGAACAGCTCACTGTTCGTCACGTTGGCGGACTGTAGCGCCTTGGCGTAGTTGTTGTGTAACCGCACCCAATCGCTCGTCAAGTACTTAGTGATAAACGCCAAGTGGTACGTAAACATACGGTTGTTGTGGACGGTAATACCCTGGGATCGATAGTTACCAATCAGGGCGTAGTTCACAAACTCCGCAAGTTGGGTCGCGGTGAACTTACAGTACCCTACTTCACTCAACATTGCTGTTTGTGCAGCGTCGGTCATATGCCCCGCAGTGACGTAGTTCCCGCGAGGGGTATCCTTGTGGAAACACAAGCGCTCAAGGGTGTTACCCAGTCCCAACAGACGCACAGTGGCGGAGTCGCCGATAACGAATGTCGATGCATCCTTACCCGCACCACGTAGAGTAATACCACCCCGCAAGGTGAGTCCGTCGTTGATTAGGAATCGACCTTTAGGTGCCTCAAGAATACCGCCCTTGAGGGTGTTCTCATGGAACAGGTCATAAGCTTCGTTGATGTCGGCGGAACAGTCGTACGTACTAGTACCGTTCTGCATGGCCTCGTGCTCAGTATCCGGGACGATGCGGAACAGGTTCACCGGCTCCCCGGCCTTCATGTCACTGACTGTCTTGATGTACGTCGCAGCAAACGGATCATGCCAACCCACCATAGCGGAACCCTTTGTGGGGTCCACGCCGTTGGCAAGGTCAATCGCTAGCTCGGCGGCCGAGCCACTAGCGGGCGCGACTACGACTGGGTTACCGGACACGTCGAAGCTGAGTACCTTATTAGCGCGGGCTGCCGCGCTCGGTAGTGCGGGGATTACCGCGTCAGTTGAAGGAACACGCACGGCCCGCTGCATGTTCGCTGCTACAGAGGCAGCGTCAGCAGCAGCGGATACAGCTGCCGCTTGTGCCAGGGCCACGCCCTCCAGTGCCTCGTCGGCAGTGTCGCGAATCTCGTTGAAGTCGCTTAGACCCTCTTGAAAGGCGAACAGCAGTTGCTCGTTGTTCTCGTCCACGTAGCGTGGGAGGAACGGCACACCACCTGCGAACTTGTGCAGGGGGACAATAGCGCGGGTATTGCGGTACAACCGTACGACGGTGGTTGGTGCTGGCGCGGTTACAAGTTGCACTGAGCTACCGGAACCGGCTAACCAAGTGAACGGAACATTAACGCCGTTAACACTAACGAACACCTCAACCCTACTCAAGTAATCCCAAGTAAGGTTGAAAATGCGGGTAACACCATCGCCGATGTATTCATTGAATACTACCGGGATTTGTGCCAAATTACTCTCCTTTCCAAGCATCCAGCGCCATGGCGGTGCCCGGCATTGCATTCATAAACGGTAGGACCATAGTTGCGGCCTTACCGATGTCGGCGGAGCCCTCGCGGAACTCGCCGTTGAGCATCTTGTCTGCGCCGCCCAGGGCACGCGCAGGGGCGTTCATAATCCCGGTGAGGGGAACGGACATCCCAGCTCGGCCGCCAGTCAGGCCAGCAATCGACGCGGCACCAGCAACGAAGCCGAGGCCCGCTGTGTACCCGATTGCCTGCTTGGCTACGGTCTTGAGTCCTGCGTCGGTGGTGTCGAGGTCGCCCTTGCGGGCCTCGTTCAGCATCACCATAAGAAAGGTCACAGGGTACTGATACGCGAGGATCGTAGCCAAGGCGCCCACACCGCCGTTCTGCAAGGAGCCCCGGAGGGTCTTGTTATGCGCAAGCGCGACGAACGACTGGAACTGGCCCATGACTTGTCCGACCGCAGAGCGGGCGAACGAGGAACCTTGACCGGGGCGACTGAACAGGATTACGTCATCCATCATACGAAGGGCGACGTTCATCGTTGAATCAATCTCGCTTTTAGACCAACCACCCCAATTCATAGAGGTCGCGTTCTTACCATTGTATGTGACATTACTTGTGATTGCTTTTTGTACAGTTGCCCAGTCCAAATCCGGCGCGTATGCCTTAATCTCGGCCAGTGCTTTAGTGTCACCTTTAGCAGCGCGGGCGAACTTGTTCAAGACTAAGTTAGCATTCATACGGGCTTGGTTAGCCTGCACGTACTTCATACCGTTCAGGAACGGCACAGCCTGTTTACCGGCATGTAACAGCCGGTCGAACTTAGTATCGGAGGCAGCCAAGTTCACGTCGTGTTGACGCTTCCAAGGACGCACACGCACGTCGCGGGATAAGTCCAGCTGGAGCACGGTGCTAAGCTCGTCCGCAAGGTCCGGGTTCGTCTTGGCGTTGTGCAGGATTTGCTTAATCCCGGGGAACGCCTTCATGAATGCCTTCCCTGTCTCGACGAAGCCGTGCCGGGCGGCCAGGGTACTGTACTCGGCTACCTGCCACAGCCCGGAGCCTGATAGCATGGTAGCATCAGCCATAGCCTTGACGCGTTGGGCCACCGGGCCGAGCACGTTCTGCGGTGGACGGTTACCGGTGAAGTCCCCGATGAGCCCTTCCAGCTGGTCCATAAGCTCGTTCTGTTTGGCCTGCGGTAGCTCCTTGAGCGTCTCCATGTAGTTCCGCTTGAACGCCTCCAACCCGGCGTCGTCACCCGCTACGCCGGACTTTGCCAACGCCGCACGACCCGCCATGCTGGAGGTGTAGTTCTCCATGACACGGTCCAGGTCAGTGTCGATAAGGTCTGCCATACGGTATGTGTTCCCGTCAGCTGCCTTAACACTTGTGGTCATGTCGAAGGACAGGCGGTGCTTGCCGTACTTGGTGGTACCCTGGTCGCTGGCCTTCTGCTCAATCTTGAACATTAGACTGTCGATCTTACCCTGGGGCATATTCGACGCTTCCATAGCCTCGCGCAGGAACTGCGTGTCCGTCTTACCCAGGCCACCCAGGAAGTCCGAACGCGTACCGTGCGCCTTATCCTTCACACGTTGCAGCAGGGCTGTAGCGATGGCATCGGCATCGTTCGCGTCAATCCCCTTGATACCCGACAGTGCCGCCTGTGCAATGAGGCTACGTGGTAGGCCCGGCTGTGCGCGCTCCATGCCCTGTACGAGGGACTCGTTCCAGCTCCGGTGGAAGTACCCGGGCTGTGGGGTGAAGTTCTCGAAGCCACGCACACCTGCATCTCGTGCGCGTTCGCCGATAGCTGCGTGGATACGGTCGGACTCGTCCGCTAAGCGCTTGACCAACGGGTTAGCGCCCGGTGGGTTGAACACGTTCCCGAACTTCTGCCACTCGTCATTACGGCGCAGTAGCTCCTCAGACACGAGCTTGTTCATGTCGTCGCGGGCGGTACCGTACTTCCCAGAGAGGTCGAGCTTGCGGGACACGAAGGACCAGCCCTGCTGCTCACGTAGCCCCGCCTCCAAGATATCGTCGTAGGACTTCATGAACCCATCGAACTCGTTAGAGAATCGACGGTAAAAGCTCGGGGCGTTATCATTCAAGAGGGTCGCGCCACGGCGCACAGGGTCGTCCATCAAGGGCTTGATCGCCTCGGCGGAGTCCTTGGTAGCGAACATGAGCTTGTCCGTCTCGGACGTGAAGTCATTCACAAACTTGGCGACCTTGCCGTCAGTGCCCGGGATACTCACCCGACCTAAGCCGTTGAAGTTCCCACCACCAGCGATGCGGCTTGCACCAGCCCCACCGAACAGTGCCATAGCCCCACCAGTCAAACCAGCGTTCAGAATGTAATCAAACCCGGTAACGGACTTACCCGCAACGTCCGCCGCTCCAGTGAGCGCTGTACCTGAGAGGGCGCCGAGTGTACCCGACGCGAGGCGGCCGAGTGTAAAGCCGCGAGCTGCACCAAAAGTAGCGAAGTCCGTAAGCAGGGTGACAGGGTCGAGGACCCCGGATGCGATAGCGTATCCACCATGGCGGTTCAGAATCTCCTGGTTGTTCTGGTGCTGCATCAGTCCCTGGGCCAGCTCAAGCTGGTCCTCGGCCGTACCAGCGGAACCCAGGAGTTCCAGATTACTCTCGGACTGTTCGATACCCATACGGGTAATCAAGTCCTGCGCCCGGCGCGCACCCTGGAAGGTTGGGTCGAAGTCTGCGTACTGCTGGTTGTAGCTCCGCTCCATTGCCTCGGCGATGTACCCGGTGTATGACTCCTCAGCCGCTGCCTTGATCTTATCGCCCAGGCTGTCGTTAGCCTCCGCGAGCGCGGCTTGTACTGGCTGCTCCTGAATCTGCTGGTACTTCTGTGCAACAGCGGCGCCAGCGGCGCCCCCGTCCACGTCCGTGATATCAGCGTTCAGGCCCGTAGGTGCTTCCGGCGTAAGGGCCTTCTGCAACTCGTCTAGCGGCACCTGATTGGCGCTTTTGACTTCCAACGAACCCATGTGAACTCCTATCGTGTAATGCGGGTCCCCGAAAAGTGGGGAGCCATGCGTTTAATGAACCACTCAACACGGTCCGGGGTTTGCGACGCCCAATCACTCGACCGGACTTCCTTAGTAAACTCGTTCCAGTCCTGATTGCGGATCGCGTCTGCGGTCTTGGTATGCTTCGCCAAGCCCTCGGCCCCTAATTGGAACACAGCACCGGACAAGCCCGCAAGTGCGCCTGGGTCAACGACCCCGAGCTGGCGGCCAATCTGGGTACCCTGCTGCATAGCGTCGTCGGTGTCCTCGCGGAACCACTGCTCGGCCTGCGCACGGCTAATCTCGTCGCCTTCCTTCATGGCACCCGTGACGTTGTGCCCTACACCCACAGCCAAACCGTTACGGTCCTTGTACACCTTGAGGCGCAGGCCCTCCATACCGGTAAGCTCCTTGCGGAACGTGTACGCTTGGCGCACTGGGATACCGTACGAGTTCCCGCCGTCGATCTTGAACGGACCACCGTCCATCTCAATGGCTTCGCCGAAGTGTGCGCGCTGCGCCTCCTCCATGACCTTGGTCTGTTCATCCTTGATGCGCTTACCTACGGCAGTGGGGTCGACAACGGAGCGCTGTACCACCTGCCCGCCCGCGTTGAGCTGGATGTTCTCCAGTCGCCCGGTGGCGCGGTTGAAGGTGAAGGACGACTCGAAGCCGTCAGCGGCTGGTGGGTAATCCTTAGAGAGTACCTCGCCGATGGCCTGCTTGTTGTTCGTACCGAACACCTGCTCAACCTGTACGCCCCGGGGCAGGATCAACCCACGTCGAGACTCACCGGTACCAAATACCCCGGACTCGCCTACCTGGATGGTGCGGGCTTGTACGTTCGCTACAGCCAAGTCCAGCGCTGCGTCCTCGTTCAAGCCCATGTTGTCGCGGTTGCTGGTGATGTTCCCCAGCTCGTCCGTGAGGGCGGTTGCGAGGTTCACTTGGTGAAACGAGTTCGTGGACAGGTTGGACTCACCCCGGAGGAAGTTCCCGATGCGCCCTGTGACACCGCTGTACGCCTCAGCGCTCACGCGGTCCATCAAGGTCTTGCGGAAGGTCTGGGTTTTCAAGCCCTGCTCCAGCGCGTCCAGCTTGGCGAACGCCTCCTTGTTAACCGCGTACTCCTTGATAGCCTGGGCAGGTGCTACACCGTTCTCCTGCTGTTTCAGGACGTACGCCATAGTAGCCTTAGTGTCCTCTGGCATGGCACCTAACAGCACCGCACGGGCGCCTGGGTTCTTCTGCTCAGCCGCGACGAGGGAGGTGGTCACACTGTTCAGGGCGTCCACGAGGTCGCCGGGCAGCTGCTCACCAGCAGGGGTCGCGGCGACAGAACGCAGAGCCTGACCGATGGTGTCCCCGAAGGACTTCGGCATTTGGCCGATGTCGAGGCCCACGGACATACCGGTCTGGATACGTTGAGCTAGGGGCACACCAGCCGCAGCTAGTTGCTTGTCCACGGCCTCGATACCCTCAGCACCCGTGTACCCGAGCTTAGCCAGGGCAGTCAGGTCACGGTTACCTACAGCGACAATAACTGCCTTCTGGTCGTCTTGGTTTGACATGCCGGTCAGGAAGGACTTACGCAGGCTCATTGCCTGCTTCGTGTTCATCCGGCCGTTAGTCACCTCGTTGGTGATATACGCGTCCACCTCCTCGGCGGTCTTCTTACCCTGGCCCAGGTCGAACTCAAACTGTGCGTTCTGCTCGACGACACCCAAGGTATCCTGCGCACTGGTACGGGTAGAGGATTCGCGGATAGCGGAGTCCAACGCCTTCCGGTCGTCGAAAGCCATATCGTTCAAGAACCCACCGTCCCGCAGCTTCTCGACTACACCGCGCTGGTCAGCGTTCACGAGCGCGCCCAGGTACTGGGTACTGATCTTGTCGCGCATCTCGGCCGGGAGCTTATCGCTCGTCTTGAGGTCGCGATACAGCAGCGCAGCGCGTTCGGTATTGGCGCTGTACAGGATAGGGTCGCCCGCAGAGTCCGCGAGGTCGGTAATGAGCTGGTTCCCTTGGGCCAAGTACCGCTTGGCACCTTCGGCGATAGACCACTGCTGATACGCACCAGCCTGCTTGGTAAACAGGGTGCGCTCCATGGCCTCTTGGGAATTCATCGCCTCTACTTGCCCCTTGGCGGAGAGGGTGCTGAACTTACTGGTAAAGGTACTGGCACGCTGTTGGACGAGCTTCCCGAACTCCACAGGGGACATGCTCTGCCCCTCCTTGGCGATAGTCGCCTGGAGTTCGCGGGCCATGTTCGCCTGCTCGATGCGGTAGTCCTCATCCTGGTACCCGCCGTTAACGAACGGGCGACTAAAGATGTCCCCGTCTACAGCGTCCTGGGCTTGGCCTGCCATGCGGGCACGCTTGCCATCCAGGTAACTCTGCTCCGCCTCTGCGGCGATTGCCCGGCCGGTAACTTGTTGGGCTACGTTGATGAGTCCGTCCAGGGCTTGGGTACCCACAGACGGCCCCGTGTAATCTGACTGCTGCACCTTACCGGCGCCGAGTTGGGTACCCTGCGCAATGCGCATGCCTTGTGGCTGTAGCCTGAACTCTTGTGTGTTGCGGTCTACCATTGTGTTCCCCTTTGCAGGCGGCTTGATTGCCGCCCGCGATACTACAGGTGATGTGCTTTACGTACCAGCACGAAGGGAGCCGAACTTAAACGCCTCAGACATGTACGCGGACCCCGCCGCCATCAGCCCGTTCAGTAACGGGGACTGCTGACCCAGGGTTGGGTCCGTCCGGCCCTGTAGACTGTTGATGGCTGAGACGGTCAAGTCGCGGAGGCGGTTCGACAAGTCGTACTCCGATGTCTCGAAGTTCTGCACAGTCGTTAACTTAGCGTCGTACAGCTCGCGGTCGATGTCGTCCAGCACCGCGTCGACGGATGCACCTTTGACCTGGGCTGCGGCGGCCTGCGCCTCGCCCTGACCCTTGGCGCGAAAGGCTTCCTTCTCGGCGGACTGCATTTCCTTCGCAGCCTGTACGCGCAGTTGCCCGTGCTGCACCATCAAGGCACTCACGTTCTGCGCGTTGTTCGAGAGTGTTTCCAGGTCAGCAGAGTACCGGACTTTGTTGTCCGCCTTAATCTGCTTCACCTTCTCCTTGTTCTCGATACCCGTCTTGATGCCCTGGAGCGCCGCCGTAGCGGCTAACATCCAAATCATGGCTTACGCCCTCCGGAATCGTTGATGGTAACGGAACCCGTACTCGATGCTACGAATGTTCAGGTCGTAGTAATCATCGGTAAGGAGCCGCAGTTTAGCGGTGCGCATGTCCACCCGGGCCGGGATGGTTACCGTCTCCGTGTCTGCCAGGGGCAAGCCTGCGCCCAGTTGCTGGGAGTACAGCCGCATCGGAGTAGTCTCGGTGTTACCCGTCTGCCGCACAGCATCGCCCACGGTGTACACGAACTGCCCAGTGTTAGCGACAGAGACACGGTACCGGTGCAGGACGCCCCGCGTGGTAGTGATGGCTACGCCCTTCGCGTCCTTGATAACCGGCGAGGTTGGTTCAGCGAGCGACTGGTACTGGTACCCGACGACGTACACTTCTCCTGGGAGCGCCTCCGGGATGTCGAGGATTTGACTCCCACCACTCGGGGTGCTGCTGAACACCTTCTGTCCGAGGTACGCGTTCTCGCCTACGATCTTGAAGGCGCGTAGGTCGGTACCCATCGTCATGGTCACTGCTGGTACCGTGAGCACACCAGCCGTGCTACAGGTGCTCTCGACGTAGTAGTCCAGGCGAGGTACTGTTGGGGAGATATCCCCGGCGCCACGTTGAAGGTCGATACGGCAAATCACCAACCGACCGGCTACCCCGAACAACGTAACCAGTACGTCACCCGAGAAATACGCGTCGATTACCGGCCATGCGAACTCCCACTTGTGCCATGCGCTGTGTACCTTCTCAGCGGCGGACCACAGGTACTCGTGCACTAACAGTTCGTTGGGTTCGGCGGTACCACACACCATAATGTTCGACGTGGTACTGGACACCATGAAGCGGAACGGTCCACGCACATACCGTGGGATGTGCGACGTTACGTCGTCCGCTACGTACTGACTGTCAGCGTACTGCGACGGCACCATCTCGTGCGCACCGACGTATCCCAGGGAGCGTGGGGCACCGAAGAAGATCGACCGGCCCGACGCTGTAGGCTCGGCGTTGGTGTCTACCTCATACCGAGTCATGAGCGCGACGTTTGCTGTCCGTGGGGTCACCAGTGAGCCGCCCGGGATAATCCCCTGGTACCGCTTGGAGAACATCACGAGGTCTTTGTTAAAGTTCACCGCGTATTCATACGGTGCCGTGAGGCTACCCTGCGCGGCTACTTCAATCGGGTCGTTATCCGCCACCAGTGAGAGCGTGCTACGGAACCAGCGCAGTGGGTTGTCGCTGGCGGATAGGCAGGCGTACTCGTTCGAGAGGAACACCAGACGACCTTGGAACGCGGCCATGCCGGTGACGCCATCGGTCGCGAACTTCAAGAACGGGTTTGACTTGCTGTCACCAGCTGCCCGACGCTCGTACTGCGGCTGGTCGAGGGTATATGTCCCGTCGATGTTCCGCACAAGCCGTAGAGGCATGTTCGACAGGCGCTGCATATCCTTCCAGTCGGTGTCCTCCGTCCATACCTTGCGTGCGTCGTCGTACCGGTAGTACGTCTTCACGTTCGAGGCTCCGGTACCGATGATAACACCATCGGAGAACGGGAGGCGGGCAGGTAGCTCAGCCGGGTCGCGGATACTCATCGCGTTACTGGTGCGGATGTAATTCGACCCACTCACACTGGAGATAGTCGGCTGTATGCCGGTGGGGTTCGTCGCTACGCTCACGTACGCGCCCGCCTGCCCCAGGACAATACCACCGGTACCGAGGGCAGGCCACGCCGCGTTCGCCAAGGTGACGAGCTGTGCGGCAATGTAGTCAGGGGTAGACTTGTCCGCGTCACCTGCGGTCTGCCCGTTCGGTGTGGTGTACGTCACGTCTACAGAGGCGCCAGTGAGGCGGTTTGTGCAGGTCACGGTGTACGGCTTGGAGAACGCACCGGTGACGATGTAGAAGTACCCACGGCTGTTAGGGTCCGGGTACAGGGCCTTATCCGGCGCGTCCTCAATCGTTGGCTTCTGGTTCACGTTGCAGATGAACACGGCGTCGTTCAAGGTCACGAGGCGCAGGGAGCGGGCCACCGCGTCCACGAGGTACGTGTTTGAGAACGTACCCAGGATGGTGCCGGAGTTCTCCTCTACGACGCGCAGGGTACCCGTCCCGCTGTCCACTACGATAGACACGGCTACGCCGCCCATGTCGGTGTTGTACTGCTTGACCTTGTTGGTGGCACTGAACGTGCCCAGGTCGGCCACGACACCCACGGACGCACGTCGACGGAGGCCGCCCACGAGGTCCGATGTCATGTTCACCTGTGCCTCTAACTGCCCTGGAAGGCGGTCTTGGGGTGCTTGTTGGCTTACCCCAAACAGGAGGTTCTGGTAAGCGCTCTCATTGTACGCCATATCAGGTCCTCAGGCTCTGCCGCCACCGCTGGACTTGCTTGCGGGTACGGCTGTTTTGTTTACGGGAGACTGTGTGGTCCCCGTTCATCTGCCGCACGAACTCCCCTACACGCGCTAGGAGGTCCTTCGCCACGTCGTCCGTACCGATGTCGGATACGTACGTGTCGTACGCTGCGGTGTACGCGATGGCGTACTGGGCCACCTCCGGGAGGTCCTCGAAAGGTACGTCCAGGATCAGTCGGCCGGGTACTGAGGTACCGACGAATGTCGACCCAGTGTCAGTCATACGCACGGAGCGCCCGACCCAGGTGTACGTGTCACCAGCCGGGAAGAACTTCAATGTGTCCTCAGGGACAGGCACGGTGCCGTCGACCTCCGGTTGTAGCGTGTGCTCGTAGTACGTATTGAACCAATACCCCTCAGAAAGCAGGCGGATGCGTGCTTCCTCCAGCGCAGGGAGTGCGATGGTCAGGGTGCTGTACTGCTCGTCAATACTAGTGACGGGGATTTCCCCTATCTTACGCAGGACGAGGTTTACCGCTTCGAGTAAGTTCAAAGCAATTTCTCCAGACCAAAAAAAGCCCACTCACCGGGTTAGGGTGAGTGGGCTAGGGATTACGCGATGGTTACTTCCACCGACGCAGCGGCATCAGGACGACGCTGACCGATGTTGTAGGACTGGAAGGTATCCAGGACCCACGAGAACTCGCGCTTGTCTTCCCAGTAGTCGCCGGTCAGTGCATGCACTTGCGCGGTAACGAGGGTCAACGACGGGATCAGGGTAATCATCCGGCGCTTCGCCTGGGTGGCGGTCATGTTGAACGCGGTACCCAGTGGGTTGTCGGTGATAGCAGCAGTCACGACGCGTGGTGTCTCAACGACCTTCACACCGTTCAGGATTGCGATACGCGAGCGAGCGTAGTCGTTCACACCGCCGAGCGCTTGGTACTCGACGTTCATCAGCTTCTTGTGTTCCAGCAGGATCGTGAAGATACCCGGGTCCACATAGGTGACGGCCTCGGAGTACACGCGGTCGCCCAGGTCGCGGAGAATCAGCTTCTCGATGCCCTTACGGTGCGCACGGACCAGCAGGTCTGCGTCCGCTTCGCCGGTTGCGGCGGTACCGGTGATGGTCACTTGATCCAGGATGCCGTCGTGGAACGAGCCTTCCAGGCCAGCTGGGACAACGAAGTCGGCGCACTTGGCCGCTTGGATGAGGCACGCTTGGTCGAACTGCTTCGCCATTGCGGTACCGTCCAGCTCTGCAATCTCCTTACGGTATTGCAGGTCAGTGGTCCAGTCGTCGAACTTGTCGAACTCATGGCGCAGGTACAGCACGGTGTCCACGGTCAGGTTGAACTTATCGTTCGTAACGCGGGAGTTCACCAGCGCTTGGCCCGACTTACGGCCGCCCACCTTCACGTCGCCGAAGCGATCAATGCGGGCGACGTTGGTACCACGCAGGTTCCGAATGTTCATCACGTTCGCCAGCTGCGAGCTGTACGCGAAGGTCTTGTCCACGATACCGAGGTGTTCTTCGATGTGGATGTCCACATCAGAGTTCGGGCCGCCCCACTGTGGACGGGTCAGATCAGTCAATACAGTCATTGTATATCCTTAAAGCGAATGGGTTGGGTTGTACTACGGGCACAGCGAAGCGCTAGCAAGGGTCGCAGCTAGTGATATTCCCGACGCTTCTGGGTGTTACAAGCCTTGTTGCATACCTAACTGACGCTGGGAGCGCAGCTTCTGGTACTCGGCCTCTGGCAGGTTACGGGCGCTAATCGCCTTGATGTAATCCGCTTTCGACAGACCTTGTTGGGTACCGGGTTGACCGAGTGCTGGGGCGTTGTGCTGTACGCGGATACCCGCCTGCGTCGCAAATTGCAAAACTTGCTTTGCAGCGTGTTCCACCTTGGTACGGACGCCAGAATCAAACAGCTCTTTCATAAGCCGCTTGTCAGCTGGGCTACCCTTCTCGTTGAAGGCTGCCATTGCGGAATCCCACTGCGCTTGCCCACCGGCCATAGTCATTACTGACTGAATGGTCTGGTCGGCATACTGCGTAGTGTACGCCAGGATACCCTCGGCGGTCTTGATTACTGCGTCGGCACCATCACCTAGCACTTCCTTCAAGTACGCACGGTCAATGAATCGGGCGTCGCCCTCCTCTGCTGCGTTACCGAAAGCGCGGGTGGTGTCAATCTTTTTGTCGGCACAGATACCGTCGAGGTACGACACGGCGGCGGACAGGTTAGGGTCCTTGGACAACTCACCAACCATCGCCGTGACAGAACTGGATTGCACAGCCTCCGCTGGCTTCTCCGCAGGAACCGGCACGGGCTCCAGGGCTGCAATAACTGGCAGGGCCGCTGCGGGAGCGGCTGCTGCTGGTTCTGCATTTGGTTGGCTTACGTGCGACAGCATCGGGTTTACCGGTGCTGCCACGGGCTCGCTTGCGACCACTGGTGCCGGGGCAGCTTGTGGCTGCGTAACCGGGCCTTGGTCGAATGGAGTTACAGCCGGAGCTGGTGCAGCCGCTGGGGCTGGTTGAGCTGCGGCTGCTGCACGGCCTGCGAGGCCAGCGGGGAGGTTCTGTACGTTACCAGTCATGGGTTACCCTAGTTGTTGGATGTTCTGCGAGACTTGCCCGGCAATCTGGGCCTGTTGGTCCATGAGGGCACCTGCTGCCTGTTCCTGCCTTGCTGCTGCGTCTTGCTTGGCCTTCGCCTCGGCTGCGAGTACCTCCGGGTCCTTGAACAACTTCGACGTGTCGACGGAGCGGGAGTTATAGAACAAGTCCATAAGCTTCTGCGGGTCCATGCGGGTATCGAGTTGTGCCAGGGCCGGGACGACCACTGCGGCCTCCTGCGTTGCGGCCAGAAGGTTCTGTACCGCCACGGCTCGGCTAAGCGCCTGAGTCCCCGTGATAACGGTAGGCTTGTACAATCGGTTGACCAGCCCAACCATGAGCTGTTCGGACACTTCGGACATCGTTAAGTACGCGAGTGGGGTCTGCAACGACTCTGCAAGGAGCGAGTACACGCCTCCTAAAGCCGCCTCAGCCTCACGGGCTAACGCTCGAATCTCCTCAGCGGTGACACGTTCTGCGTTCCGGGTGTTGCCGGTGTACATGAACGCTTGGCTCAGCCTTGAGATAACTTCTCCCAGGGACTCACGAACGGCCGCGATCTTGTTGTAATCACCACGCTCATAGGACGTAATACCCGCAGTCTTGCCGCGTACAAAGTCGCCTGTATCGGCTTCCTGGTACTCGTCAATCACGCCACCGGCCGCCTCGTCAACGAGGTTAAGCAGTGACAGTGCTTCGAGTTCGTACAAGCCCAACTGCTCGGACACTAGGGACAGCTTCGCAAAGTCGCCGGTAAAGTCTTCAACAAGCCCTGTACCATAATGCGAACCATCGTCCAGGTTCCAAGTAGCGAGAATCCAGGGCGAGAGGTGTTCCGGGTACGAGGATTCTGGGCCGACACGAATGCCGCCTACCTCGTTCCACACGACCACTCGGGGATTCACAGCGCCCGGTTGTTTCTCAATCACCGTAAGGTAATCGACTTGGCTATCCGGTTTCATCTTGCCCGGCTGCTTGGCCTCATAATCGGCCTGCACATTCTGAGGTAACTCGTCGAACTGGAACAGCTGCTTGAGGACAACACATCGCCACTCACCAGTTGCCGTACGACGTACCACGAAGGAGCGCAAGGACCAGATAACGAACTTGGCGGTAACTGGGTCACGGTACGCCAGCGCATTGCCGGTAACGATCAGGAGCTTAACTAGGCGGGTGAGCTTCGCGAGTGCTCCGTTCAGGAACAAGCGCTCAGCTGCCTCCCGGTCAATAGCCGCAAGCATACTCGCCAACTGCTGGTCGTCGATGTTCTTCTCGTCCGCCGCAGCCTGGAGGCCCTTAGTTATCTGGTTCTTGAAGAACGGGATACCGGTAGGAAACAGCGCCGCGACGAGCTTGGAGGACAGGTTGTTCAGGAACACTGCGCCAACGGATTGGAAGTCGTGCTCCAGCTGCTTCGGTCCTTTCTGCAAAGGGTCCACGAAGACAGTAGGGTTAGTGAACCGGGCAAAGTTCTCACACTTACGTATGATGTTCTCGTCCCGGTACTGGCTCCACAGTTCCGACGCGGTTGGCTTCTTCATTAGATGTTAAGTCCTAACGAGGAGGCCACACCGCCCACCGGTTTCTTCTTCTTCGTGTCCTTGGCAGAGGTTGCCAGAGCATTCGCTGTACCACCGACTTCCGTGTCCGGGACGTTCTCCAGGGAGAGGTCCACGTTAGCGTTGTTGTTGTTCGTCTGGAGCTGCATGTTATTCGCCTGGGCAGTCTTGTTCAGATTGTCCAGTAACTCTTGCTGCTTACGCTGCGCCTCGGCCTCTGCGTTCTTCGCGTCAGCCTTTGCACCGCTCCAATCGGTCCCCAGGAATTGGTCAGACAAACCGTCTGCGTACTCGTTGAGCACACCAGCGCCTAGTGGGTCCCACTTCTCAGTGATCTTTTTGGCTTTCTTGATAAGCTTTTTAACTTTCTTGGCTATGGTACACCTCGATTCCGCACTTGGCGGTAAGTCGTCGTGTACTGCCCCACACCTTGACGGTGGGTGTACGCAATGACAGGTAGCTGCCACTCCCGCGCTTGACGGAATGCCCATTTCATGAACTTGCGACCTACAGCGCCCCGGTACTCGGGAAGTACGTAATTCCACATAACCGATAGTGCTGGCCCTACGTGTATGTCGTCATCTGCGGCACACACGGTACAGCCCACTACTCGGTTGTTGTCGACGGCGATGAATTCAACCCTGTCGCAGGACTCCGTGCATTCAAGCATTCGTTCCCGGACTGTCTCGTAATCGCCACCCCAGTTCATCTCAGCAAGCTCCGCTCGTGCAGCATGCAGTAAGTGCACGATGTACGTCGGGCTGCCGGCCTTGCAATGATGGATCAACGTATTAACGCTCATCGCGGAGGCTCCGCTGTCTGGTAAACCCAATATTAGAGCGTACTGCCTCTACTACTGCGGTGGCTCCAGCAGCGTACTGAATCTCAGACAAGGTGTGCTTAGGTTGGATCACCATTACTGGGAATACCTTCACTAAGTACTTGTACTGTTCTTCTGTAAAGGTAGGGATAGAATTACTAGTCTTTTCTTGCACTCTCACCCCTTACCCTCTCTCTCTACCATTGTATGTGACATTAGGTTTCGACCTCTTTAACAGAAGAAGAACTCAGACCGCAACACACCGGAAAGGTCTAAATTACCTCTACCATTGTATGTGACATTAAGCCCGAGCTGCTCAGCTAAGTCGTTCAGGTGGTCCTTGCCTTCGTACATGTGCACGAACGCTGCACGGATGTGCTCTTGCATTGCGTCAACATCGCAAGGATGTGTGCCGAAACTATCGTGGATACACACCATGTCCAGTTCATCGTGCTGCATACGCAACGCTGTGAACCCTAAGTGCGCGGCATCCAGGCTGTGCACGAAGTTCGGCGCTATTGCGTTCTGCATGCGCTGCGGCTTCGTTACATCGAGTTGCTTGTACATCACGACGTACTGGACGCCACACGACCGCACTCGTACCCGTTCCTGCTCCTGGTCCGGGTAGTCGTGGTTCACGAACATACCGATAGGCGTGCAGTACTGCGCCGGGTGTTTACGGTCCAGGTGACGCATGAGGTCCTTGAGCCAGCGCATAGCCTTAGCCGCCAGCGGTACGGTGTCCTCAATCGCCCGGAATATCAATCGTGTCAGGTACCCTGCCATCTTGCCAGCCGATACACCACGCGCCTTGCTGTCCCAGCTGTGCTCGTCCATGAGGTGGATCATGAGCCCGCCCGACACAGACATGTGCGTCGCACCGTACACGTACGTCATCACAGGTGACTTCGCCATGTCCCGCGTTACGCCAATCTCTAGCCAGTACTTAGCCATGAGGTTATCCCCCAGCGCATCCTGCTGCACCCGCTCCAGTACAAGGTCCGCGACTCGACGGTAAATGTCCGCCTTCGCCTCCCCGCCCGGGGTGAGGTTCACGTACTGCCCGCCGATCTCATCACGTAGCATGGCGGAGAAATGCTGCAAGCCGGAGCATGTCGCATCCATGTGCACCGGGATACCCGACTCGTACGTCTCTGGGCTCCCGCTATCGAACGCTGCCTTGAGGTCCATAGCCGCAGCGATTGCACAGAATGGGCTATCCGCCTGCTGGTAGATGTTCGAGTGCTCGGGGCATTCCAACCCCTCAGCCAACTCCTGCCAATGCTCACGCGTCCACTCAGCCCGCTTCGACATCTTGGGTTTGTCCACCCCGAAGCAGTTCGCAATGTGCACCTGCAACCAGAACACCCCACGAGGCCCTAGCGCCTTCTTACGGGCGAACTGGATAACAGCCTTGGCTGCGTCGCTCCCTTGCGGGTTCGGCGTGCCACGGTAGTACCAGCGACCCCTGGAGTCAATGAACACCGGGAAGTACGAGTCGCGCTTGGCGCAGCGGTTCACGTTCTTCACAAAGCTGGACATCTCCCACACCGTACTGCGGTGCACCAGACGCTGCTCGTGCCAATCCACCATCCTGTGCTTCCACAGGAAGAACGTCTCAAGGTCGTCCTCGGAGGCCGTCAGCTTCGTCCAGGTGTCCGGGAAGGGGAACACCGGCTTAGTCGGTGCCTCTAGCTTGACCATCTTAAGCGCCCCGCCACCGGCCTGCCAAACACGTTGTACGTGCTCGAACACAGCCGGGTTCATACGGTACGGGATGGACTGCAAGTAGTTCGCGATCTTGTACACCTGTGGCATGTTCTTCTGACTACACGCCTCACGGTACGCCCTGTGCCGCCCTCTGCGCACCTTACGGGTCGAGATAAGCGGGAACCTTACCTGACGGCGCTCTGTGAGGAATCCGCCGCCGCTGGTGGCTTCCCAGGGGATTGGCGGTACCATCATGATGCAGTCAGTCGGCGCGGCAAAGCGCTGCATGTCCGTGGTGTCCAGCAGGAAGTCCCGTACAGGCTCCGTCAGGACGTATTCCACGAGGTGCCCGCGCTTATTCGTGCCGCGCTTAATCTCGACCAGCCCGGCGTCCATACAGGCTTGGAGCCCGTGCTTGCCCAGGTGCGCTAACTCCGACTCCCCGAGCTGCTCGTCGTACAGCCCGTCTAGCACGTTCTTGACGACGCGGCTAAGCGTCTTCTTGATGTGCACCGGGCTGGAGACGTTCGCCTTGCTGAGACGCTTCATGGCCTCCGCGTAGTACTCGGGGTTCACCTGCTCCGCGTCCCGTACCTGTATCTCGCGCACCCACTCCCTGCCGATGTTAACCGCCAGGGTCTGGAACGTAGTGTACGTGGTCCGGTCTTGAAGCACACGCGCTAACGTGGTCCGTAGGGCAATGACTGCGGCGACATCCGCAGGGACACGACGCAACCACCCCTTGAGGTGTGCGCCGGGGCCTCGCGATACCTTTGCCTGCTCCGCTGCAATGTAGTCCCGGACATCCCCGAACATACGGGCTATCAGGGCCTTGCTACGCGGGAGCTTGTCGATGTCCCCACGGGCTACGATGTCCGCATGTTCGTTAATGGCATTGGTCGCGGCGATGTGGTCGGCCGAGACTTCCAGTTCTACTTGCTGCGCAGTCAAATCCACGAGGAACCCTTAGAACGTAGTGTTGTAGTCGGCGCTGATATCGGCCATTTGCGTAAGGGTAATTGCGCCCTCGGACAAGGCGCTCTTAGCCTCGGCCAAAGTAACGTCCGCTGCTTCGCGGTTGCCGGTGTCGATGGCTGCTGTCATGTCGTTAGACAGCTGTTGGAACACAGTGCGCACAGCGCGGGTAGCTTGATCCAGTTTGGACATAGTGTTTACTCGTTAACAGTAGGGATGTGGTCTAGCTGTGCCAGGAACAGCGCGTTCGTGGCGATGTGTGCCCGGTGCGGCAAGCCTGACTCGTGGTCGTGCGTCTCGCCCCGGGCCAGGGCGTTCTCGTGCCGCTGCATCGCTGCGCGGTACCGGCGCTTGGCTTCCGGGACCTCCTTCCAGGAGTTTGGCTTGTAGCCCTTGCCACCCTTGCCGTACACATCGAGCGGGCCAGCAGCTACGGCCCAGCTCAATACCTTCACGACATCAAGCAGCGCCTCCGGCATACCCGACATAAGCAAGTCGAAGTCCGGCTTGCCTGCGTCGGCCTTAAACGCCTGCGCAGGGATACCCGGAGGGTTCGCTATCGCGCCAACCGGTGGGCGTAGGTTCAATGTTGCCGGTACCTTGACCGCTGCACACTGTGGGCACGGGTGGCTGGATGAGGCGTGTTGCATATGCTGCTGGCAGTACCACGACTTCATATCAGTTACTCAGGGTTGCTTTACGGACGGCGGTACTGTTCTTCGTATAGCGGCCTCGGGAGTAACCGTGGCAGCCACCGCAGAGGTACAGTTCGTACTTGCCAGATTGGGTGTAGCTAAAGCCGTCTTGGGTGAGTTCATGCGACCCACACTTAGGGCAGGCCATCTTATCGCTGTCGTTGTACACGGCGACGTTCGGGTGACCGACATACCATGGGCGCAGCTTGATGTACAACTCCTCCATAGACGTTACGTCCGGGATGTTGTACTCCTTCATTTCGTCCCAGGCTTCCGGGTTGCCCTTCATGCACTCAGCCCACAGCATAAAGCCGGGGAACTTCGCATGCTTCGACTTTGCAGTCTCCGTCAGGCCCGCCGTCTCGCCGGTCATCCACTCCAGCTTGTTGCTGGTGAACATGAACTGCTGGCGCGCCATCAAGAGCGTGTCGATTACCTTGTACGGTCGTGGTGGGCGGAAGCCTGCCATGACCAACCGGGCTTGAATCTTAGGCATGTCGAAGCGCTTGCCGTTCTGCCCGATAACGATGTCCGCCTCGTTCAACAGGTCCCACAGGGGCTGCATCAGCGAACTGTCATCGTGCGGGGTGTCCCGGATGTCGTGGTAAATAATCTCCGGCTCATGCAACCACTTGGCGCAGAAGGACAGGATGTTCCACTCACGGGCAATCTGGTTCAGGCCCACGTTCTGCTTCCACAGGGACCACACGTACGCCATTACAGGCGCCGTCTCGATGTCGATCAGCAGTACGCGAGGGCCGACGCTTGGGGCTACCTTGGGCTTGTGCGCCTTCGGTTCGTGCAGCCCCAACTCAATCAACCACGCCCGGGCCAACTGACGGGACACCTTGACGCCTTTAAGCCAACCGAGCTGCCGCGCAGTGTCTTTTACGGAACCATCCGCCAGCTCATAGGCGTTCGTGATATCGCCATTCGTGAACTGGGAACGTATAGGGGAATGCTTGCTCATTTGATACCTGCAAAGGACATGGATTTGACTTTAGCGGTCGCACGCTTGGCGGCTGCGGCTGTGTTACGTTTGACGCGGGCGGCTGCCTGCCTTTCCTCAGGCGTCTTGTGCCCCGGGTACATGTACCCAGTGCCTGGACGCTTGTAGTACTCCAGCAGGTTCTCCAGCCAAGGTACGATCAACTCGTAGCTCATGCCTTTAGCACCCCAGCGCCCGGCCGCATTAGCGACCTTGCCTTCTGCGGCGTTACAACTACGGTGCAACACACCCCGCACCTCGCCCGACTCGTGGTCATGATCGACGCAGCCCTCCTTGAGGATGCGTAGGTCAATTGGGCGTTGACACAAAAGACACAACCCGTCTTGATCCTTCAAGAGCTTAACGGTCATGGCTTTCATGTTCGTGCGTGGTATCTTTTTCAGCGGCCTGTCCGCGCCCTCTGCTCGTACCGCTGGAGCTTTGCAATGAACAGGCGGCGCGATGGTCGCAGCGAGTCCAGGTGGTGGAGTCCCAGACAAAGCGTAATCAACTCCCGCTGGGGGTTCCGATTGCGGCGCGGTTGGTTGTTGAACGGGAGGGCCTGCCGCCACGTTCGCGCAATGCGGGAACGGTAGCCCCGGGAGCTTGGGTAGTTCATTCATCATCCTCTGGCTCCTCCTGGTCCTTGAGCCGGATGGCTAGGACCTGCTGGTGGTAGCCGTGCAAGTCGTCCACCCACTGACGCAGGTTAGGCACGAGGTCCAGTTCCGTCAGGTACCGGTACGCGCTGTCCTCCTGCCCGCGCCGCAGCCACATCATCTCAGCCTCGGCCAATGGGTTCTGACCGGCGCGTCCATAAGCTGCGAGTACAGCGTTCGCTGCCTCGTGCTCACACTGCACACCCTGGAGGAAGTCCAACGTACCACGCTCTGCGATGAGCTTACCGTCGAGCTTGGTAAGGCCACGCACACGGTCTGCGCTGTCCCCCATGAGCATCTGTGCCCAGAAGAACTTGGTACCGTGCCCGACCACCTTGAGCTTCCCTGCTGGCGTGTGGTCTTCACCAATCCAGCCGAAGCGGTTGTCCAGGTAGTCCGTGCAACCGGTCTTCACTTCAAAGTACGGCCCCGGGGTGAGGCGCATGTCCTTGTCTTCCGACCAGACCACGCCGTCATCCATGAGCCGTACCGCGTCCATGATGATGCCGTCGTCGGCCTCCCAGTAGTTGTGTAGCTCGCACCACCACTCAGGTGGTAGCTCGCCCGTCTCACGTTGGAGTGAGTCGTACACAGCTTGCCGGAGGGGTTCCAGGAGTGGCGGCTTAGGCGAGCTGCCCCGCTTGTCCTGGTACACCCAGTGTGATGGGTACAGCTTGCGGTTCGCCTTCTTGCTGCCCTTGGCGGTGAGGTGTATCCGAACGTCTGAGCAATTCGTAAGGTACTGAATCTCCAGCACGATTTGCACGAACCGGCGTAACGCCGTTGGCAAGGTCTTCGCTGTGGTGCAGGCCCGATAACACGGGCCGTCTCCGTCGAGGATCAGTGTACGAGAGCCGGGCGGTTTCGGATCGAACTGAGCGGGCAAGCCGCTCAAGTCCCGACCCCTCCAGACCATCACAGACCGGGGATGCCCGCCAAAGCAGGGAGGCCCGGCATGATTGGCATAGCGACGACTGAGGCAACCACCTCAACCGGGCTTGGGTTAACAACCGGGGTACCACCGTCGAACGGGATATCCGGCACCGCAGGAGTGCTTGGCACAGCTGGCACACTAGGTACCGCTGGGACAGCAGGAACGCCCGGTACAGCGGTAGTCGCGTCTGGGTCAGTGTCACCTTCAACGCCGCCGCCGAAGTCCGGCAGGGCGCCGCCCAGGAGTTGCTCCAGCATCGAGCCACGGAAGTTCAGCGCCTCCAGGCACTTCGCCTGCATGAAGTTCTTCGACTTCCCGTCGTCGTTCTTGCCGTCGATGAACAGGCTGTCCCAGTCTTCCTGGGTTGGGCTGTCCCACAGGAACATCTGGTACGCTTCTTCTGGCGCTTCCGGGATGTTGTACGGCTGCTTGGTCATCGGGCAATGCGGTGGAAGGATGCCCTTCCAGTCGATTTCGTTGTACGGCTTACTGTCAACCTTGGTGCCCTTCTTCACGAGGATAGGCACGAGGAACGCATCGCCGATGAACTGCCCGAAGTTCTTCGCCAGCCCCTTGTAGTTCAGCTTGTCGAAAGCAATCTTGGACTTCGACTTCTCGTTGTTGCCAAGCTTCAAGTCGAAGCTGTTGATGATCGACGGTACCGCCACGCCTTCCTTGATGCTGTGGTACAGGTTGCCCTCCTGGCCTGGGTTGGCCGGGTCTGCGTCGCCCCACAGAGCGAAGCCGATACGCACAACCGGCGCAGGCTGCTTCACGGTGCCTTGGTACTCGTTCGGGTGGTTGCCGAACTCAATGTAACGCACGAGGCGACCGTACGCCATACCGGCAGGCAAGAGGCGGCGACCTGCGCCACCCTTGCTAACTTCGGACATATCAATCTGAGTAACCGCCGAGTTCTGCTCAGCGGCTGCTTTCATACGTTGGATGCGGGTCATAGTTGCTTGGGTCATGGGTAAACCTTGAGTCTTTGAAAGGGAGGTATAACGGGTTCAGATGGATACTAGAACGGGATATCATCGTCGAACGGGTCGAGGGCTTTCGGGCCGCCGATGAGGGCGTACAGCGCGTCCCGCTCAGGGCCGGGGAACAGTCCTGTGATGGCGCCGGTAGGGTCCTGGAGCGCGGCCAATGCGTCGTACAACGCCTCGTACCGCGCAGTGTCTGGGTGCGGGGTGTCGTCCTCTCGCACAATGCTGATGAGTTCCGCGTATACGGCGATAGTTTCGCCGTTCTCGTCCCGCAATTGCCACACACGAGGGGCGATGTTCTCGACATAAGCAACGTCGGTGTGGGTCGTTGTCTCTACGTCGCCCGCGACGTGGTATTGAACTGTGTATTTCAATGGATTACTTCCTTGGCGTACATGGATGGTCCGGCCTCAGCAACTGCTGGGAATGGTACGTGCGAGATGTTGTACCCCAGCTCACGGGACATATAGAGCGGTGCGTCCTCCAATATCGCTTTAGCAGCGAGGCCCACTTCGCGGAACACATCTTTGTGACAATCGAAGTACAGGGCGTCGTGCACGTTGTTAATAATGAAGAACTTCTTGAGGAACTCCGGGTGCTGAATAGCCCAGCGCATTACACGCCCGGCGCTCAACGTCATGAGATACCCCGCCTCACCTTGGCACCAGTAGTTGGCGATTTGCGTAGGCTTGTAGTCCAACTCACGGCGGCGTGTCTCGGCGTTCCACACGTCGAACTGACGGAAGCTGTAGCACGTCCCGCCGTCTGCTTGGTACCAACCACGACGGTACACGCGGAAGTTACCCACGTCGTCCTGCTCACGGCACAGACCCTTGGCGCTATTACCCGTCTTCACCACTTCCTGGTACACCACGTCCCGGAACGCAATAGCGCGAGGGAACAGGCGTGCCTCAGTAGCCAGGAACTCCTCGGCGTACTCCAGCGCAACACCAGTAGCGAACGCAATACCGTGCGCGGAGGCGCCGTACTGCGCAGCAAACGACGGCGGCTTGATGTCCGTCCGCATCTGCTTGTACGCCTTGTGGTCTGGGTGGCTGTGGTTCGTGCACTTCTCAAGCACCGACTCGTACGACTCTTTGAGCTTCGCAGCAAGGCGGATGCAGTGCATGTCATCGCCGTTAATCAAGTGCTTCAACAGCGCTTGGTCACCGGACAACGCAGCGAGCATTACAACTTCCAGGGCGGAGTAATCCACCTCGATAATCACACCGTCGTCGCCGAAGCGGGAGGTGAACATCTGCTTGACCTTAGACGTACCGTCCCGGGGCAAGTTCTGGAGGTTCGGGTTACTGGACGACAGGCGCCCGGTAGTGGTGGCGCAGGTGTTCAAGCTGTGATGGATAATCCCATCCGGCCCGACGTACTGCAACATCCCTTTAGTCTTCTTGATAGAGCCGTCAGGGTTGTACTCGTGCGAGATGTAGTACGTCCCGTTGTCCTTGTCGAGCTGGGCCTTGCGGTTCAGGAGCTTACCGGCTGCGAAGCCGTGTACCGCCAGAGCCTCAAGTACCTCCTTGCTCGTACCAAACACCGGAGTACCACACGGTAGGAATCGCTTCCCAACGTACTCACCGTTCCGCCGTGCGTTCGGATCAAAGGCGAACTTCTCAGCCAGGACCTTGGGCATCTTGTCTATAGGTAGCAGCCCGGGGAACTTGAACGTAGTGTCTGCCCACTTGGTCTGCGGCGTATCCGTCACGACCTTATGCGGCTTCAACTGCCCCTTGTTCTTACCAGCGCTGTACCGGTCGCACGGACCAAACTCACAGCAGGCTGTCTCGAAAGTCTCGGCGGTCATACCCTCTACCGGGAGATAGACCTGCCCGAACTTGTAGTAGTCCTGCTTCTCGTACATGACGTTGCCATCAGCGTCTGTACGTGGCACACGGTGCTGGTACTTCACCTCCCCACCGAACAGTAGCGCCGACATATGGAAGTCCGAGCCCCAGTTCCACTCGAAAGTATCAGGGAGTGCAGGCTTGAGGCCCTCAATCTGGGCATCGATAACGACCAGTTCTGCGAGCTGCTCTGCATGGTTCTTCTGCGCCACCTGCTGGTTCACGTACAACCCAGCAGCCTCACAGAACGCGAAGCACACCATACCCTCGCAACGCTCCAGGAACATGCGCCACATGCCCATTTCAACGAGGTATTTCATTTGACCGTAGAAGCACTTCCCAGTGTTCTCAATGTCGCCTGACGGCCCCATGAGGTACTCGTACAACAGTGCCGGGTCGATGTCGGCGGTGAGCACACCGCGTTCCCACTCCAGCTTAACGGCGTCCACCTTAGGCGTACCACCGTGCTTTTGTGCAACCTCGTTAAGTGCTGGATACGTCCACGTCTGGTGACTACACAGGTACTCAGCCAGCTGTGTACACAGCACACGGCCACCACGCTTGAGGAACTTCAACAGTTCTGGTTGATAACGGGTGATGAACCATGAGAGTTCGTACATGGCGTTGTGACATACAAGGATGTCCACGCCGTCCAGGTTAAACCACGCCGGGTCGTCGGCTTCCTCTCGGTTGTTAAACCGGATGCTCTGCCCTTCCCCCTGCACGCCGTCCACGTCGTCGCGCCAACCGGCTAGGACGATGTAGTTATCTGGGCAGTGCGCGGAGGCCATGGCGCCGAGGTACGGGTGGTTCTGCGTTTCAAGGTCGAGGATACGCGTCCGCATTAGTGACCTCTGAGGATTTGACGGAAGCGCCGCACAGCGGCGCGGTAGTTCCGGTGCTGGGTTACCGTTACGTAAATGTCTGAACGGTCAGCATTCCAACGGTGTACGCGCAGCATCCCGCTAGCGTGGGCACTACCGAACAACCCAAAGGGTGTCCACTCCTGGGTGCCGAACGTGCGTGGTGCGCCGTCGTTACGGATGTCTTCCAGAACGTACTGCTTCACAGAGCCGCCTTCATAACCATGTCAGTGACACCCCGCGCAACAACGCGGGGGAATTCTTCGCGGACGTACTGGTCGTAGAACTTACCGCCTGGGTCGCGGAAGTAATCGAGTGGGAAACACTCACGATACCCGTACCGCTGGCGACGGTGGATCACGTCACACGTTACCTCCACATGTCCCCAGTTACCGGGCGCTGTGTCTACGCGGACCTCGGCACTGTCGTACAACGCACGCAACTGTACGCCGACGCTGTGTTTGATAGCATCCGCAATCATTGAAGGGCTCACGGCAACATACCTCCGGGTTTAGTCCACCACAGCGTTACGCCGGGCAGTACGTTAATGCACAGGCGCTTATGCGCTGGGCTGTAATGCGCACCAACCCACAGTGCGTTCTTGTTCAACAGTAGGCCGACGCAGTGGTACATAGCCTCGCGTGGTTCTGTCTGGAAGTACGGGTGTATGCGGACAGGTGTACAGAAGCGTTCAGATTCGTAGCGGTACAGGAAGAACTCAAGCAGTCGTTTCACGCCTTTACCCCTGGATGGGAATCCAAATCACGGAAGCGAATAAAGCGCGGGTGCCGGAGGGAGCCTGTCTTGGTCTTCTCCATGGCCTTGACTTCGGCGTAACGGCCAATCAGTGGGTAGTTGTAAACGGCCTTGCAGGTGCGATCTACCTCATCTGAGGCCAACCCACGTTGATGGCACAACCCGTCACACGGGCACATCGACGTAGCAAGCGCGGTGTACTCCGCCATCTGCTCCTGCGTCAGGCCCGTGGTGCTCACCTCGGTACCGTCCTCCAGAGCAACGCGGAAGCCGACGATCTTACCGGCGTTCGCCTTCTCATCATCGCCCCACACATAACCCACGATCTTGCCGTCACCTTCCCAACCCGGCGCGAACTCCGCCCCGCAGCCCGGCTTGACCTTCCATGCGCCAGTGACCTTGCCGTTACGTGGCGGGCAACTAGGGTCCTTGACGACGAGCCCCTCCCAACCGAGTCGGCGGGTAGTCTCGTACACCGCCTGGAGTTCAGCCAGGGACGTTACCTTGGCGATGCTCTCAGACACCACAGGGGCGACCGTACGGCTACCTACCTGTAACGGGAAGCGGCCAACCACGTTAGCGTACCGGGCGAAGAACGGGGGCTGTGCCTCGGCCCTACAGACGCCCTGGAGACGGTCTTGGGTGAGGATGTCTAACACAACGAACTGCGGCTCGTGCTCTTGCAGTGCTTCGTCACGGCGCAGTATGCCGCAACCTGTCTCGAAGTCCACACCCAACAGCACGACCTCACAGTCCAGGACGTGATGGTCTGCGAGGTTGTACTGGCTGAGCCAGCGTTTCTCGAAGTACTCGGCGTAGTTCACGAGCGCCGGAATCTCGATACCGGCACGGGTCAGGAAGTGCACCTTACCGGCTACCTTGAGCACATGGCAGCGCATGCCGTCGACCTTGATACCAGCCAGGACGTACCCACGCTCGGCGATTACCTTGAGGATGGCGGGCTCGCTGTAGTCAACGGCGCGGTGGGGCTTCACGGTCATGAACCGAGGTTTAACTTTCGACATTAACGGATGCTCCGGGTGTTGCCTTGCATGTGGGAGAACTCAGCGCGCAGCTTAGCGATACACTGCTCCAGCTCCTGCTCGGCCTGCTCCAGGAGGAAGTGGTCCACAACTTGAACCGTCACGTCAGCCCGCATCCCACGCAAGCGGTCCGGCACTTCGGCCAACGAGCTAACGCCCAGGGTAACCAGACGGTCACGCACAGGTTGTGCAAGCGTCGACCGCCACAGGCTAACCTGGGATTCCATCGTACGCGGATGTACGTACACCACGACCTGCTCGCGGGTGCGTTGCGTGGTGGGTAGGCTCGGCATACAAGGACCCATACCCGCCAGCACGGCCGCTTCCAGTTGTGCGGCCAGCATGCCTGCCATGGTACGACCAGCACCACGGCGAGTGCTTGCTGTCTTGTTCGGTGTGTTTGGGTTGCACATTGGTTGCATCACGATTGGTACTCCACTTGACCGTCACGGAACTGGCAGTTAGCGCCGTCGAATACGACTTCGCCCATGCAGTGTGACTGCTTGCCGGACATGGCAAATTTGTTTTTAGGTGTACTCAGGCCACGGAGAGACTGTGCCCGAGCGTCGTCTAGCGCACCCATCATGAGGATGATATCGGTAGCGCCTTGAATCCCTGTGCGGGAGTCCTTGAGTGCGTTGTACGGCGGGTACAGCTGGTCGCCGCCGAGGTCAGAGATTTGCACAGTACCGAAGCTAATGAAGTCGTGACGCACCGCCATCTCGCGGATTTGAATCCACTTCTCCTCTACCTCATCCGCCTTGTTCCCAGAGCCACCTGCCCCAGGTAGACGGAAGTTCGCCACCATGTCGAAGCACACCATTGCAGGCTTCACCGCCTCAATGACTTGTTCCAACTCTGGCAGTGTCGCGCCGTGCATATCCTTAATGCGTATCTTGTCCTGTTGCCCACCGATTGCCTTGGTGTAGTTCGGTACCAAGACGCCGGAGTTTGACATGGTGTACAGCTCGTCTACGCTACAATCTAACGCAGCCTGATACACACGGGGAATGATGCGACGCCCACGCCCCTCGTTGTTCAACCACAGGATAGGGCGGTCAGCTTCGAAGTACTTCGGGAGCTGCGGTGCAGCGTGCGTCAGGATAGCTGCGAGTAAAGAGGTCTTGCCCTTATCGGGCCGAGCCGCTACGGCAACACTCACACCGCCCATCAAACCCTTGACGTTCTGCTGTAGCAGTAGAGTCGGGAGCTTAACACCCACGTCCCCTGCCTCATCGTCCAGGATCGACACCACATCCTCGCGGATGTAATCGTGCGCATCGGACTTGCCGCCGCGCTCCTTCGACTCCTGCACCAACTTACCAAGCTCGTACACTAAGTGCACATCGCCACCGGCTTGGTGGCTCGCGATAACCGCAGCAGCCCGACCGGCGAAGTCTAACTCCACAAGCTGGCCGACGATACCTGAAATCACGGATTCGTCAATTGGTTTTCGGAGCATTGCAGTTAAGCGCATCACTAGCGCCATTGTTTCGGGCGGGTAGTTCGAGCGGAGCTTAATCACCGCGTCGAGAGCATCCAGGTCGATGAACTCGTGTTGCTTGTATGCGTCCCAGTAATGCTTGTACCAGCCGAGGAGTAGTTGCGTTTCCTGCGCCAACATTGACTCAGGTACAGCGTTCAACAGCATCCGGTACTTCGCCTTATCCCTCAAGGCGTGGAGGATCGGTAACTCTATAACACACCTCCCACCAGTTCAATCAACCGGTCTTTATGCAAGTCCTTCGGGTCGCAACCCTCGGGAGTACTTATGTTACCAACTTGAAGGCCCATACCCCGAGCCCGACGATGAACAAGAGTGACGCCAACCCGACCAGCGCTGTCGCCGTCAAGAAAAGTGACCACTCTTTGGCAACCGCTGTCGAGCAAGTCGGACAAGTGCCGCGTTCTAAGTTCGGTGCCCAGCAATGCGTGCACCTGTACGTCCGTCTGCGCATGAACTGCCCACCTCACCTTCATAGCGGATAAGTAGTCCTCGGTTAGTACAACCGTGGTAGCCGCTTTATCCAGAGGATGCGCGCCGTACTCTGGCGCAGGATAGCCGTAGCCGGTCCACTTCGGCTGCTGTCCACGGGTAGCGCGGCCAAGCCAACCAAGGCGAGTACCAAACAGCAAACGCCCTTGCTTCTCACTGTACCAAACATGTGTATCCCCCAGCATTGTCTGTCGATCAACGCCCTTTTGAAGTAGCAACTTGTACAGCACCTCCTGCGTGTACATCGGCCACAGGGCTAAGTCCTTAGCGTCAGCAGGCCACGGCATGAACCGTTTCTGATCCGCTATCGGTGCAAGGATTACGTGGGACTTCTCAAGCACACCGCCCTGGTGACAGCGGTAGCACTTACACCAGTACCGGTCTGGAGCGTTCCCGACGTGCAGTACCGTACCCGGCCCACACCTATGCCCGAAACGCCCAGTCTGACCCACGGCTAACGACTTCGCATGGTGTACGAACTCGTGCGCCGGGATAGCCATTACACGAACAAGCTGGTGGCGTACGCCCAGGCTTGCCCAAAGGCGCCATTACGGTACAGCTCGTTGCCCAGGATCAGAACGAACGCTGCACCTGCGGCCCAGCGGTTCTGGGTCAACAGCGACTTAGCGCGGACCAGTTGTGCCGCTGCGTCGGCGTAATCATTACGCTCACGGCACAGGCTGTCCCAGTACAATTTACGGTCCGCCTTAGCATCGTGCAGGTCGTCGTACAGCTTGGTGTTCTGTTCGGTCAAGTCCGACTCACGGTCAGTGAGTTCCTTGATGCGTTGGCGGTAGTGCCCACAGTTACCGGCCAGGGTTTCGAGGCGCTCGTTCTGTTCCACGACCGTGGCATTCAGTTGGTCGTTAATACCACTGGCCCGCCTGTTCGTGAGCTTGGCTTCTGCCAACTGTGCCTTGGCTTGGCGGATCAGGGAACCCAGGGCAGCGCGGCTCTGTTGTACTTTGCTCATGTTGAACCTCTTAGTGTTAACGCGTTAAGACTAGTACTGCACCACGTCACGGCCAGCGGCCACGGGCGGTACGAATTTAACCGCCGAGTGCAGGGTTACAACGTAGTTCACTACGTCAGGTGCCTGCTTGTCGATATTGGTGTTCGCGAAGTTCTGCGCGTCCGACTGCAACATGTACTTTTTATCGAACAGGGTAATGCCGTTGTCGCAGACTTGCAGCACACGGAACGGCTTCGCTGCGGGTGTTTCGTGAACGACCCGAGCCTCGGCCATCAAACGCTTGGCCTCCTCGGTCAGCGACCACAGTTGATACGCCTTACCGTCGTTCGTACTTGCCACCAGCCCAGCAGACCGCAGGCCGATACCGACGTTACCGATAATGCTTGGGCTTACACCCAGGGCCGAGGCGAGTTGGTCGGATCGCTGGGAGCCTTTCAGCGCCAGTTGGTTAACCATGCGGGACTCGTTGGCGGACAGCTTCATACTGCGGTACTCCAGTTATAACGTACGGCGATGGATTGAATGTGAGCGACGCGGGTCGCAGTAACCTGCGTTGTACGGTTCTGGTGCAGCGTACCGGGCGGCGTGCTTCCCACGTACATCGGGGCACGGCCGGGACGGGTGATAATGTACTGGTTAATGTTGAAGTCGAACGCGTGCACCGCCTCCTGCAAGGATGTCTCCTTGCTGAACAGCAGGTCCACACCCAGGCCGGTATCCGACACGAGCTTGATAACTCGTACCCAGCGGTCGTCGGTCAAGACGTTCTGCGAGATGTCGGTAAGTGCCGTGCTGCCTTCGAACGCGATACTACCATTGCTGATGTAGTCCACGAGGAAGGTCTGCCCGTCGTGAGTAGATCGGCGGAAGTCTGCGTCGACGTTGTACCCGATAGCGTGCAGCTCGTTCAGTACGTGCTCAGCACCCTCATCCGATACGCCCAGGATGATGACGTCCAGGTCCTTGGGGATGCCGCCCAGGGCGAAGTCACGGGCAGCGCCGCCAGCAATAGCGGCCGAGCCACCGACGTCGTGGGCAGCCTCCTGGGCTGCCGTCAACGCGAGGTACGCGTCGTGCTTAGCGCTGGTGTACGTGTGCTGCTTAATCGCAGCAGGCAGTGCTACAGCAGCGAGTTTGAATAGGTTACTCACAGGCTTTCGTTTCCATCCAGTACACGAGAATGTTCCGCACGCCGCGCTCCAATGGGACACCAGCGTGCAATGTGGTCTTGCCAGGTAGAACTAGCGCCTCACCTTTTGCGAGTACAGGCGCTACCGAGGTGCTCAACGGGCCGTCCATGAACATGGTCCGGCCTCCACTGTGCGTGCTCGGGTCAAGCTCGACAACTACCGTCTGGTCGCTGTCTTGGTCGTTGTGCCATACACCTTGGAACGAACCGTTAGCGGCGTACCGAGTTAGGTGAACACTGCCCACATCCACGGGAGCACAACCATGCACAAGCCGCAGGACATGCGCCAGGGAGCCGTGCATCAGCTCCACAAGGGCTCGGCCCAGCTGCGGGCACGTCTCGGCCAGGACACACTCGTCTGTCCTGAGTGCCGGTATCTCCTCGGCGTTCACGGTATACGGTATCAACTTCGACTCCGCCAACAGTAGATCGCAGTACACAGTCGATAGAAAAGGGACCTTGTACATCCCGGGACCAACTTGCAGGCTGCGGAGCCACTCGACCGCAGCTTGCTCGGTATCGCTCAAGCATGTCAGCACACGTTTGACATCTTGGTCCAACGCGAAATCCCGCGACACCGCGAGCAACGTGTCGAGGTGCAATAGAAGGGTCGGGTGTAAGGCTGAACGTGCAGCCACAGCCAGTCGTGCGTCTTTTAGCAAGTGCATCGTAGCGTTTCTCCAGGCTCTCATAACGGCCACGGGTGGTGTGGAACGTACGTTCCCAATCACGCGCTATCGATTGCGCCTCTACCGTCTTATCGATAGCGCGGACTAAGTCCGCCCGTGCTTCCTTTAGCTGCTCCAAGTGCAGACGCACCTTAATATCTGCGGAGCGCCGCATGTCGCGGCAGTACCCAGCGTACGCAAACAGCGCGATTGCAGCCAGGGTGGTACACAGGGCCAACCAACTAGCGGAACTCATTGCATCCACTCCGGTACGACGGCCACGCCAGCAGGGCACACGGTGATAACACCGTCCATCTTATTAGCGGAACGTGGGAACTGTTCGCGGATCGCGGCGCGGAGAGATGGTGCCTCGCCCAACCACTGGCGGCGCAGAGCCTGGGCGTTGATCTTGTTTGCGGTACGTCGGGTCATTGGTAGTGCTCCATTGAGATATTCCAGCA